TTCGTTCTGCTTTTTAATGTCAGCTAGTTGCTGTTCCCACTCTGCTTGTTTGTCAGAGAGTTCTTTTTCATGCTTTAACCGTAGCTCTTTGAATTTTGCGTTCTCTTCGGGGGTCTGCTCAATCTTTTCCGGCGTGGTGATCTCCGGGGTTACTTCACCATCTGTTTGAGGGATTACGGCTTCCTCTGTTACGATTTCCGGCTCAACGGCTTCCGGGGATACGTCGAATTGGTCTTCCATAAATTTCTCCTTTATTTATCAGGCGTATTGCCGGATATTCTGTTTTCCGCTGGCTTGTCGTCTGTTAAGTAAAATGCCTTGCGGTAGTTGTCACATAGTGGATTCATGCAAACATATACATACTTGCCGTCTGCATCCACATGGTCTATTAGTAAATCTTTACTGCATTTAGGACACATTGTTTATCTCCTTACTGCCGGGCGTGGCTTTGGTTTATCTTCGGGTACTTCTTCGCCCTCACACTCTATCGGTGCGTTGACTTTGTCGGGGTAGATGTAGTACTTCCCGCAATTGGGGCAAGTGGCTACGTATAGGTTAGGGTTGGATTTGTCCAACTGTGCTAGGGTCTTGCATTGGCATAGGTGCATTGGGTACCTCCTGTTGTGATTGTTCTGTTTGTTGTAATTCGGCTTGCTGTGCTTCGGCTTCCGCTTGTGCTTCTTCGGCTTCTTTTTCTTTTCGCTTCATAAACAGTTTCTTCATCTTGGATTTTGGAACAGCACCGTTATCGGGTGATGCATCAACGTATTCTTCAAGCGTGATGTCCTTTGTGCCGAATAGGTTATCAAGGAATGCTTGTTCCGCTTCCCTTGTCCATGGATTTTCTTTAGTTACGTCTATCTCAACTTCAAGGTCAATCTTCTTTAGGGTTTCAATGTCAATTTCAACGTCACCGATTACTAATCCGTCTGGGTGATAGGTGATTTTTTGGTCAAACCAAATTCTCGCTAAGTCCTCAACAAATAACTTGCAATTGTCTACCGCTTCGTTTAGTGGTCTTGCGGATAAATCTGATAGCGCAATTACTGTTTTGGCTGCTACTCTTGTGGGGTCTGTCATGCCAGATAACGATTCAGATGAGCCATTGAGTTGACGTGTTAAAGAAATAAGCTCTGATTGGAGATTAGCGGCATCTGGGGAGGTGCTAGCGGGTAAGATGTAATCAATTGCGCCCTTAACTGATTCGGTTGAGCCGTTAGTAAAAATAACTGCACCGACTTTTTCTATATCTTCTACATTGCTAATTGCGTTTGAGTTTGCTACCATCTTCGGGAAAGACACTTGCGCGCTTGATGCACTTCTGCGGTACATGATTTTATTGATTTCAATTTGATTTGGAATCATTGCTCGTACGGTTGATAGTCCACGAGCCGAATTGATGAATTGTTCGGGTATAAAGTTGGCAATCGGGTATAATGTCATGCCTGAAATGACTTCTCCGCCCGGTCTGACGTTAGCTAAAGGCTTTAAGGGGTAGTAATCTACTCCGCTAGCCGACTTACCCATGTGAACGATGCCGTCTTTCTTTTCTAAGTAGATGACATAGGTACATTTCTCTTCTACATCCTTGGCTGACTTGTCGCCTATTACAAACTCTTTGTCGGAATCGCCTACAATTCGGTTGATTTCGTAATCTTTGATGCCTTGTTCTTTGGCTTCTTGTCTGATTCGGGTAACAAGTTCACGGCCACGGATCAAAATGTATGGCTGTTCTTGAATATTCGGGTTACTTTCGTCACCAAACATTACATTTGTGTTCGGAATGATTTGGTCGTCTTTAGGGTCTTCGGTTCCGCAGTACTGATAGCTGTCGCCTTGAATCAATCCGTGTTTGATAATCTTCCACAGCCTTGACCGTTGCTTTCCTATACGCCATTCGTTGTATAAAAGCTTATTAAGGGCATCCATTACGTCATCATCCGCAAAATCTGACCGCAAGATAGGCATAAATGAGTTTTGTGCAATCGTAGATGTATGGTCTTTTACTGTTGGTTTGATAATGTTCCCAAATGGTAAACTAACCCCACCAGTATTAAGAGTGCGGTTGCGGCCCACGTTCCATTGGTTGTCAAAACACATATCCCAACATTCATTGGTACGGTTGACTAGCGAGATTTCATCTAAATAAGACTTGCACTTTAAGTATTTATCCCAAATCATTTAATTTTCCTTTCGGGCGAGTTGTAACCTTGAAAGTTATCAATATTGAAGTTAATATCTTCTAGCCGTTGCTCGGCTTTTAGTTTTTCCTTGTCTACTTTTTGAGGTAGTTTGATTTTGGGTAATTTCGGTAATACGATTTCCTTTGTCTTGCCGTAAGTGGTGAACATCTTCGCCATTAAAACGAAAATGGTAAAACACACAACTACGGTTAAAAGGGTGATTAGGCTAAACAACATTGATTTTCTCTCCTTTTCCTGCATAACTCTTTTTCTTCTGCCCCGGTTTTGAGAAGAAGTCCATAATTGACCTTTCACGTGGTTTTGGTTCGTGGGTCTTGTGCTTTGACAAACGTGTAAGGGCTTGTGACATAGCATCTACCATGTCGTCATGCTTTCCTTTAGGGAATACGTTGCACTGATTAACAAACTCTTGTGTCCATTCTTTATTGGAGGGTAAAAAGACGTTTTTGGATTCGATAATGTATGTAACATCGTTGACTCTCGCAACCTTGCCCCCTAATGGCTCAATAGGTATGATTCCGGGGATTTCGTTACGGAGGGTAGAGATGATGGCAGAGCCGTTGGCCTTGTCCTCAACGTAGATGGATCTGATTTGTGGGTAGATTGATTTAGTGCCTTTGATGGCCTTGATTGTATTAACAAAATCTATTCGGTCATTGATTAGGTCTAGTAAGTAAATGTTGGCTTTCTGTCTCCCCCATACTTGAATACATACGGGGTCGCCTGTATCTTTGAATGCAGCATCTACAGACATAATGACTTCGTCCATTCCGAGCACAGTATCTTTGTCTTTCTTGTAATACTGCCACCATTCGGATTTGATGATGTTACCGCCGTCTGTAACCGGGTTTCCTTGGAACAGCGCGTACCATGCTGATATGCCCTCACCCTTGACGTATGATTCCTTAAAGGTTTTGAGCCATTTGTTATCTTTACCGATTTCAGGACACAAGGCATCGCCTATCTTTCGTCCTATCGGGTCATTATCGTCTTCGCATTCCGCGGGGAGGTTGATGTATTCGCATTCCTCTTCCCGTAGTAGTCTGCCGGCTAAGTCGTCTTCGTGCCAACGTGTCATAATGACGATGATTTTCGAGCCGGGGTGGGTACGGGATTTTATGGAGTGTTCCCATTCATCCCATATACGGCTTCTGTAAGCCTCTGATTTCGCTTCTGCCGAACTTTTTACGGGGTCATCTATAATTATGAGGTTTCCTTTTCTACCCGTGATAGAACCACCAAAACCGACACTTATCATTCCACCGCCATCGGTGATTTCCCACTCTGAAGCTGATTTAGTTTCCTTTGACAACTTAATGCCAAAAACCTTATCTCCAAACACTTCAACCTTTTCTTTGTTTCGCTTTCCAAACCGCTGTGCAAAGTCTGAGTTGTAACTAACTTCAATGACGTTTGCGTAGGTGTGTCGGCCTAGATACCACGATGGGAGTGTTTCTGTAATCGTCATACTCTTGCCGTGTTGTGGGGGGGTATTTATGATAAGAATTTCGTATGGCTTATCTGATGGCCTCTCAACAAACTCCTGCACCCGCTGACACAGGTATTCATGGAATGTGGTCCTTTCCCAAACCTTTTGTTTACCTGCGTTATGTGTTGTGTAGTTATAAAAGCAAAAATCTGTTTGTGCCATTTTGTAGATTGTTTCAAGTGGTTGCATACTTTCCTATCTGTTTGACATAATGTGGTGATTTTCTTTGGTTAAAAAGTCTTAGCGCGGGAAATCTTGTGCCTTTTGTATGGCTATCTTTTCGCAAATGCGTAGTTATCAACGTTTTGTGTTTATGTGGTTGGTTTACATAATGAGTTATTTAGAGGGGTGAGATTGGGTTTTTAGAAATTTTTTGAGGTGTGTAGGATTGAATGGGGGGAGTTTATGGGGAATGGGGTGGGTGATTAATGAGTTCGTGGGGCTTGAGTAACCCCGTACCCGTACCGCTGATGCCCGGGGTTCAATGGGTAATGGCACTGCTCTACCCTGCCCCTAGTACTGGTCTTTCAGCCTACCCTATACCCTACTGAGTGGGGTGGGGGTGTGGTCTTGGAGTGGGTGTGGGTACTGCCGTAAGTTACACGGTAAGTTACAAACTGTCTGATAGTGTAGTGATTGCAACGTTCTGGTTGCAAGGATTTATAATAGGTTATTATATTGCGTGTGTTTGCGTGGTGTGTGAGCTGCCGTGACCCGGCTGGTGGGGTGATATCATTTTGATATTGTTTTGGAGGGGGTGGCTTTTTATATTGGTGCGCACAGTATATATG